CTATGACGAAAAGGATGTAGCCTCCTTTAATATGCTCATTGGAGAGATCAAAGAAATCAAGAATGTACTTGACCTTGATCGTTTGATTCGTGAGACATTAACCCATAATGATGAGTGACCTATGCTAGAAGCACCTCCTGTTGGAGAAATGCCTGAGCAAGAGCCAACAAATACAGGGGCAGAAGATGAAGTAGCTGAGTTAAAAAAACAATTAGCTGCAGTTACTAAAAGCTATGATGATATTCGACCTCATGCTGATCGTGCATACAGTGCACAGCAGAAGAAAGAGAGCGAAAATCAAGAGCTGAGAGCTAGGCTTGCGGTGATAGAACGTGAGAACGAACTAAATACCCAGGCCCAAATGAGTAAAGATGAAGATGAATTGTCAGAAGATGATTTACGAGTGATGGAAGATTTCCCTGAAGTAATGAGAACTTCAGAAAGACTTGCAGATCGTATTGTAAAAAAACAGATGGCAGCATTTAAGTCACAACAACAAGAATCGTTTGATGACAAGGTAAGTCGGTTTGTTGGGGAAAAATATGATGAGCCTATTAACGAATTGAATAAGAAGTTTGATTCAATGTCAAGGCAAACATATTTTGACGGACATCTTGGACATGGTGTTTGGCCTAGTATTGAAGACGACCAGTCTTTTATAGACTGGGTTAATAAGGATTCAATGTATAGGACAGCTATGACTCAGGGTGATAACGAGGCAAAAGTACAGGTTATTAGAATGTATTTGGAGCTTAACGGAAGTGGTGGGCAGATGTATCAAGGTCAAGAACAACAAGACCTTAGAAGGCATCAGGCTTCACAACTAATGGGTGGTTCCCAGTCTCAATCCACAACGACAGACTCGACTCAAGGCTTAACTGGCGAAGCATTATTTGATGCAATAGACGGCTAAGTTTTTAGTATCTTGTCCTCTTTCCTTTTAATTTATAATCTTTAATTAGGACAAGACAATGGCTAATAATTGGGTTAGTGGAGGTAATACTCCAGCAGTCGCACATAATCGTGGTGGTACTGGGCAGGTAACTGTTGCAGGAACCATGAAATATGGGTCTCTGGATGAAACGGAGGCTATTAAAATACAGAAGAAGTTTCTATCTATTGCAAAGAGAAGTATGATATTTTCTCGTTTTGCACAGAAGGAAACTAAGGAACGACAAGGCGGACTTGAGGTTCGTTGGAAGCGGTTTGAGAAGTTTAGTCTCCCGTTAGTTCCGTTGGCTGAGGGTGTAAAGCCTCCTGCCGACAGTTTGCTCCAGACCATCATAAAGGTGAAGTTGAATCAATTTGGTTCATACGTTGCCACAACTGATGTTCTTGTAGCAGCAGCACAAGATCCAATCATTCAGCAGATTACTGAACGACAATCAATTCAGGCTGCAGAATTAATGGATTTTCTTACCTATTTACATGCACGTTCTGGTACTCAGGCAGCTTTTGCCGGAGGTTCAGCCAGAGCATCTGTTCAAAAAACTCTCGGGAACCAGATTGGAGTTAATGCTGGTACACCTGGGACAGCAAATACAAACCTTCTGGATGTTGCAGTTCGTACACTGGAATATCAGGAAGCACGTAAGATTGCTAAGCAGATGACCCCATCTCCTAAGTATAATACTGAGCCAGTACCTGAAGCATATGTTGCTGTAGGTCATACTGATCTTCGTAAGGATATTGAAAATCTTCCGGGATTTATTCCTTATGCGAAGTACAGTAATAATGGTCAGCAAATGCTACCTGGAGAAATCGGGGCAGTGGGTGTGATTCGTTTTATTCTAACAACTCAGGCAGCACCATTTGGTAAAGATCCATCTGGTACTGAATATCTAAACCTCAGTATAGCAAGTACACAGGGAACAAGTTATACTCCTGGTCATACTGGACAATCGTTTGGTTCGACTGCTGGTACTGTAGCTGATAGTAACAGTTATGGTAAACCAGGAGCAACCGGGCAAGGTGGTAATGCCGTAAGTGGCGTAAGTGGTCATGCTATGGTAACTACTGTTGCTGGTACAAAGTTCCAGGTTTATCCTGTACTTATATTTTCTGCAGAATCTCTGGGGTGTGTAACACTCTCTGGTTATGATGCAGTTATACCTAAGGTTGTGATGCCACAACCTGCAGTTACTGATCCTTTGGGTCAGTCTGGTTCAGTGGGCTGGAAAAGCTGGTATGCTTGCCAGATCCTGAATGAAGACTGGATCTATAGGATTGAGGTTGCATGTTCAACTCTAAGCTAAGAGTTTGAATGTCACAAAGGTTTCAGGGGTGGGAGCCTCCTGCCCCTGTTTCAGAGCACGTACTTGAAAGTGCAATCATGGAGATTACATATAAGAGTCTCATTACTGATGAACTTGCAATTACAAATGCTCGATTTGATCATCATGTTTATCCGAAGTCATTACCTGAGAGAATATCTATTGTAATGACTGAACCATTCTCAGGCATAAATGCAATGATTTGTGTCGGAAGGGTTAACGAGGCAAAAGATGATGAGTTGTATTTAGACTGGACTGTGCTGCCGGAACATCCTTATTCATTCCAGCAAAAACCAGAGTCAGTTTTTTTACCACCGGATGAATCGAATAATATAATTCGTCTAAGTTTCAGGCTTCGTGGAGAAGATCTACCCAAGTCTGGAAGAATTCTTTTCTTTATAAAACAAAGGTTAATATGGCAGTAGCAGGCGGAATGATCCCAGCAGGTGAGTATGGGGATACACTTAATAATCCAATGTATGATTCAGGTCGTAAGAAAACAGTATCAGTACATCATCAATTTGGTCAGGATGTAGCTCCAGAAGTTGGAAAAGATCTCCAAGTTCCTGAAGGCTGGGGGTGTGTAGTTATTGGATTTGGTGATGATCCATCACAGATGGGGCCAGTAACAGTAACACATAATGATTGGGTACTAAGGTTCCCAAGAAATTCCAGGCGAGCAATTCCTCCTGGACATTTTGATATATTGATGAATTGTGTTGAGAGACGTTATGTCCAGCCAAGTGAAGGTGCTCCTCTTACAGGGTATGATGCAAATAGATATAATGTTCAAGTTCTCAAGTTCCCTAAAGATTCTACTCTTGATCAGGAGCAGATACAATCTGATATCAAAGAGGTGGAAGTTGCATGATTGAACTAGCCGATGTTAGGGCACGAGTAGTAAATATTCTACAGGATAGTGGTTTTGTAAGATGGACGAAGACTGAACTTAATAATTATATTCATGATTCTCTTCTTGATCTTGTCAGAGCAATCAGGCTACCTGTAGCTGATGTTAGTGTTTCAATAAGTTCTACTGCACATCTGGTTCCTCTTCCAACGGAACTGATGGATGTTAATGGTGGATCTATTGAAGGTCGTGAGCTACCTGTTGTTACTACATCTGAAATGAAAAGGATGCACTCCGAAGGTAATTTGCCACTTGTAATTAAGGATGGAGAACATTCTATTACTCAGATATTCGGTAATTCATTATGGTCATCCAGTGAGGACTGGAGAGCAACCTCTGGTAAGACACAAGCTTTAGTCCTGGATCAAAAATCATCAGATACAATAAGGGTCTGGCCTATTCCATCAGAAGATTTAACCTTGTTGCTTGCCGGGACATTAAGACCAATAAGAATGAGTGATGAGGTTCCTTATTTTTATACTGATGCTAGTGATCCAGATAATACAGTAGACAGGAATATAACAACTTCCCTTAATGGTTGGGTCACGGGAGATAATCTCTTTGATGATGTCAGTCAAATTTTAACATTAAATGAAACAGATAGGACAATAACATTAGGTGAAGAGTATGTTTTTTATTTAGATGATTCTAATTATCAACTTACTTGTGCTATTGATGCAGTATGGGTTGATGCATTAACATTTGGCACTTTGGAAAGAGCATACTTAAAGGAACATGATTTACGTAATGTGGAAAAAAGTGAGTACTTTAGGAAGAAGAAGATGGGAATGATTGCAGATGCCGATAGAGTTGAACCTTTAAATCCAGCCAGTATAACAGGTGGAGTTAATTTTAACAGATTAGTTGTGAGGAGATAATGGGTGTAGCTATTAAATTTAGAAGAGGTACTGCTACGGAACATGCTTCATTTGAAGGGGCTGCAGCAGAGGTAACTGTACAGACAAATACGACAGGGAATCCCTGGAGTCTTCGTGTACATGATGGAGATGGCGGATCTGGTTATTGGATTCCTGCAACAACAGATATAGCTACTCTTGAAAATAAAACATTAAAAAATGTAGTTCTTGAGGGCACAATTAAAGATACTTCAGGAAATACTCTTGCCACTGTATCAGGTGGTAAACTTGTGTTAGGCACAGGTGCTCTTACCCTGGACGAGCCTGATATAGTAGATCAGGGTGATACAGTAGATTTAGAAGCAATGGTTGCTCGTATAGCAAGAAAAACTCAAATGATA